CAAAATATCTTCTTTTTCTAATATGATGTTATTTATCTCTATTTTTAAATCTGGTAATTTACTTTTAATTTTTCCAATAAAAAAAGAAGGTTCATTATGAAATTTACCTTCTTGCCTAATTATTCCTATAAATTCATTGATTGGATCTGCCACGATATCACCTCTTTTACAAAACTCTTCTAGCTGTATTAAAATCTTTTCTATTACTTAATTTACTTATTTTAACTACATCTCCTGTTTGTGGCGCATGTAAAAATTCTCCATTACCTACATATAGTCCAACATGGCTGACTGGATTATGGAAAAATACCAAATCTCCTGCCTGTAAATTATTTTTCTCTACTTTCTTACCTACCTTAGATTGCTGACTTGAGGTTCTTGGTAAATTAACATTAACCTTCTTAAAGCAATATACCATTAGTCCAGAACAATCAAAGCTACTTGGTCCATTCCCACCCCATTTGTATGGCTTTCCAAGATGTTTTCTTGCTTCTGAAATTACTGTTTTTGCTTTTTCTGTCATGTTTCCAGAATAACCACCAATTATAATCTTTCCTTTTCTTCTTCCAAAGTTATTAGCTTCTTCAACATTTCCAAATAAAATATCTATATGATATGTTCCATCCTTTTCTATAATTATTGCAGGCCCATTATCATTTACTTTATACGTTCCATCTCGGCTTGAAACACCTGTAACTAATTGTATTTCATCTCCATATCTCATAAGAGGATGTTTGTTTAAGAAATCTTTTGTATAGTAAGATTTTTCATATGCTCCAACCATAGGAGCGGCACATGTCTTTTTAGAAGGATCTAGTTTTTTACCTCTACAATCTGTATTTCCACCCTCTTCTTTTCTAGGACAATAAGCCGTAAATTCAGCAGGGTATTCTGTTCCTCCAGTATACTCTGAACCATCTTCTTTTTGCTCATCTTGGCCAGCAGATTTTTCATCCATTATATTCTCAAAATTAAGCTCTAGTTCAATTTGATAATCTCCATTTTGCCATGTATGCTTATCTGTATCTATATAAAAAAGACCTATTAATTTTGTATATGAGTCTTTTACTTTTACACCTCTACCAGTTACACAAGTTATATCACCATATCCTTTTAAAGAGCAAGTTTTTTCGATTCCTTTAAACTCTCCATCTATGTCTATAGTACTGTTTTCTTGTTGTTGTATTACCTTTTGCATAATTACCCCAACGTCTTTAAATATAGAGTCATTTATTTTCTCACTAATTTTATTACCATACTGATCAACAACTAGTACTTTATTTTTTACATTCTCAATGCTTTCAGAAAAATTTGTATTGATAAGATTAAAGCCTTCTTCAAATGTTATATTTAAAGTAACTACACCCTTCTCAATAACATTAAATTTATCAAGATTAGACTCTATCATATACTTTTTTTTAGTTGTCTTGCTTGCTTCTGTATAAACGCTCATTATAGTATCGTAGCCAGTTACACCAATAAACATTTTTGTATATTTAACGTTAGTTTTAGGTAAATTACCTAGTGGGAATTTATTATCTACAAAAACCTGTTTTGCAATATCTTCGACTAATTTATCTTTAAAATTGTATGACACTTCGCTTTGTAAAAGTAAAAAACCCATATCTTTAGCTGTAAAATCTATATTATTATTGCTAGAGTCTTTAGATCTATCTATTATCATTCCTCTAAAAAGTTCTTTATCATCTACATAGAAACAAACTGTACTTGCTACTGGAATATCTATCTGCCTAAAATTAATATCACTTGCAGATTGAATTATAGAAAATTCCAAAGTTCTTGATGGTGATCTATAATCACCAGACCAAGTGCATTTATCCACTAAATCAGTTACATTATATATATTTCCGTTTTTTATATGAACTTGTATTTTGATTTTATTAATTATAAATCACCACCATTTTTAAGGAATTATTAATACCCAACCATTTTTTATTACAGATGGATCTTTAATCTCATCTTCATTTGCTTTATAAATCTTCTCCCATAAATCTCCATTGCTATAATATTTTTTAGCTATCTTAAAAAGAGTATCTCCTTCAACAACCTTATGCGTTTTTTGCTTAGTATCAAATCCTTTTGTTAGAGGAACATTCTTTTCAGAAGATAATTTTTCATCATTATTAATGTTTACTTTGGATATTTGTATCCTTCTGTATTCTTTTAGACTTAAGGTAAAATAAATATCTCTTGAATAATCTTGTTCTCTATAATTAAAATCTGCAATTATACATTCAAAGTTTATATTAGTTTCCGTAATGATAAATCTTAATATATATCCTTCTTTCATCCAACTTTCTATTAAATTTACACAATCATATGGTTTTGGAAATCCATTATAATTACAGAAACTATATTCTTGATTAGGGAAAAAAGAGGATAGTTCTATAGTTTTAAGCCCTAATCCTCCAAATACTGCGATATCTCCAACACTTAAAATATTAGATGTATTTATTGTCGCACTTCCATTTATCTCAAAAGAGGGTGGAATAACAGGAAACCTAAATGTATTATTTGCTTGTCTTAACCATATTTCCATTAAACTCCTCCTAAAATAAAAGACACTTAAGTAAATAAGCGTCTTTTAAGATAATTACTATAAATCAAATACTGTATATTTGCCTACATTTTCATAAGCAATTTCAAGTGTTTTTGGTGTTGCATCTTTTGTAAGTTCGAATGCTATTTCACCTTTCAAAGTATCTCCTGGGCGTATTGTATCAAACATTAACTCTCCATTTAATTCTTGGTTATTTATTGCTTCTCCAGTAGTATTGTCACTTGATTTTAATATATAGTTTTCTAGATAATCACTTTGTAAATCATTATCACCTGTATTAGTTATTTCAATTTCAACAGCATAATCATTACTATTTGTTTCTAATTTCCTAATATTTTTAACAGATACTTTTGCTCCATCTAAATCAACAACTTCGCCTATTTTATGATTTTTAACTTCCTCTGTGTTTTGCTTAGATTTACTATCTCTATTTTTTGAATTATTTGTGCTGCATCCAACTAAACTTAAAGATAGTATAATTGATATTGTTAATACTAGTATTTTTTTATTCATAACATAACCCCCTGTAAATTATATACTACAATTATAGCACGATAATTTACAAAACACCTCCAATTTTTGCAAGAGATATTTTTTTGTTTATTTTTCTTACAATTTTATCTATGTCAGCCTCTTCTCTTACAATTATTGTATCAGCCAATTTATCAAGAAATAAACTTCCATTTGAACTATTCCTTTTGTATTGATTAGCTTCTTGTTTGGTTAAAAGTTTCTCGCCTTCGTGTGCTCTTATTAAATAATCATTTCTAGGAACTCTATTTATACCAAATGCTTTTCTTGGACTTTTGCCAGCAGCATCTGCACCTTTTCCAATTTGTAAACTAGGACCTTTTTTAAATATTTCTATTGTTCCCTTAATTGGATGTTTAAAGAAATCTTTAAGTTTATTCCAAGCTTCTTTTACCCCTTTAACTTTATCTTTGAAAAGAGAATCAGCAAGATCTATTACAGGTTCTAGTACGCCACTAACTAGATCAACAAGGCCATTCCAAATTGATTTTATTACACCTACTCCACTATCAAATATTTGTTTAAGTCCATCCATAGTTTGATCAGCATTTCCTGTTATAAGCCCCATAATAACATTAATAATTCCAGATATAAAAGACATAATTCCATTTATGATTCCAGATACTGTTGTTATTATTGCGGTCAATGTATTTAAAACCCATGTAAATGCTAAAATTATTCCGCCAACAACACCAGCTATTGCAATTCCTATAGATGGTAAAAGTTGTTGTCCTATTTGTGATAGGAAAGGCATAAATCCTTGAAACCAAGCTTTAACAGGAGCAAGTGCTTGAGTTAAACTTTGGAAAGAAAGTTTAATTCCATCAGTAGACTTTTTAACACTATCCATTGGTTGGCTTACTTTGTTTACTGTATCTCCAACCTGTTTGGCTGGAGTAAAAAAATCAGTAATCGCTTTTTTAACCTTATCAAAGCAATCTTTCAAATTATCTAAATGAGGTTTTAAAGGTTCAAATGCTTTTACTAAATTATCTATATTTGTTTTAATATTTCCAGCTAATATGTTCTTTAATTCATTAAATTTATCTTTTATTGAAGTTATTGACTCCTTAAACTTATCCTTAAAATTTACTCCAGAATCCTCTAGGACCTTTAGTGCAGGTTTAACATCATTTAATATTTTATTTTGCAGTTCTGTAAATTTAGTTTTTCCAGATTCAACTCCTTGACTTATAGAGTCTGTCATAGGCTTAATAAAAGTTTTAAAATCACTAAATGAACCTTTTAGATTTGCTACTGTTTGTTTTAATCCACCTGTATTTGGTGTAGATTTACCAGCTGCATCTGCTGCTTTACTTCCTGGGATATTTACATTTGTTTTAGTAGATATTTTGGCAGTTGCTTCAATTGGATTTTCTAAGAATGTTCTTAAATCTCTCCACTTATCTGTAAGCCATTTAGCTTTATCTTTAAATAAGCTGTCAGCTATATCAGCTATAGCTTGTATAGGAGCAGTTACAAAATCTATGAAACCTTTCCAAATTGATTTTATAATTTTAGTTCCACCATCAAATATTTGTTTAACTCCATCCATCATCTTTTTACTATCGCCTGTGACAATACCTATAATTAAATCAAATACTCCATTTAAAATAGATGCTAGACCATTTAATACATTAGTTATAGTATCAACTACAGCTTTAAAAGCAGTTGCCAGAGTAGATAAAATCAAAACTAATTTTGCTATATGAAAACCTATTACGCCGATTAAAACAGGTCCTAGTACCTTCATTATTACACTTCCTAGGTTTAAAATAGATGCAAATAGTGGACCAAATGCTGATAACAACTCTTTAAATTTCTCTCCTAGCTGTTTAAGTGCAGGCATACAAAAATTTACTATAGGCTTTGCAAATTCTGTAAATGATTTTACTAATGAATTAACCTTATTTCTAAATACTTCAGATTTAGCATAAGCAATGGTAAATGCTACTGATAATGCAATTACAGCTGTTATAGTCCATCCCACAGGACCCATTACAGCTAAAAATACTGCACTTAATGGTTTCATACCAATTACAAAAGCTCTGAAAGCAACTTTTGCTCTTAATATTATTGGAACAAAAAAGCCAAATATACCTATAGCTTTTGAAACAATTAAAGACACAGCCCCTATAGTTAATAAAAGTACTCCAAATGCTCCAACTGAAAGCATTACATTAGTTATGACTCTTTTTATTGGTTCACTTAGATTATTAAACCAAACAGTCATTTTAGTTAAATTATCAACTACAGATGCTATTGCTGGCTTTAGTTGATAGTAAATAGTAATTCCAGTTTCTTCAAGGGCTGATTTTAAGGTTGCAAGTCCACCCTTAGTATTATCCTTCATTACATCAGACATTGTTTTTAAAGCACCTTTTGAATTATCTATTTTTTTCTTTAAGCTATCATATTCATTTCCCACACCATCAAGTAACTTTTGTAACGTTTTTAATTGAGTCTTTCCACCAATAGCAGATAAGTAATAATTTTTCTGTTCATCAGTCATACCTTTAGTTTTATTTGCAACCTCTTTAAGCACATTTGACATACCTTTAAATTTACCTTGATTATCAAATGCACTTACACCTAACTTTTTCATTGCCTTACCTGCTTGACCTGCACCTGTTGTAAGATTTACCATGATAGAGTTTAAAGCATGCCCTGCATCTGTACCCTTAACTCCTCTATTTGCAAGTATTCCCATGATAGCAGTTGCTTCTGAAAGTGGAACTTTTAAATTGCTAAATGTACCACCTGCGACATTAAACGCTTCCATCAACTGTTGTATACTTGTATTTGATTTAGTAGATGCATTTGCAACTTTATCTAAATACTCACTTAAACCTGCACCAGCTAGTACTTT